CAGATTCTTTTGGCGTAACAGTTCAAACAATATATGCAATTACAAGCAATAGAAATTGGAAAGATGCATAAAAAAAGAGCCACTTATTAGGGTGGCTCTCAAATGGCAACGGCTCTCAAACGATTCCTCGGATCAACCTTTTGATCGGTTTACTCCAAGAAGTGTTTGATCCCCAAGACACAGTAGCCGCATCTGAAGCGAATGTCAATACAAATGCATCAGCCATGTCAGGAGATTTTAATCCTCGTCTACGAATATCATCTTTAGACTCAATCTTGATCTTGCCATTAGAGGTAAATGTATATCTCACAGTCGCAAGTTCAGCAATGAAATCCTCATTATTTGGTATCTTGCAGTCCCTCTTCTCTAGCCAGGCTTTGGCTTTGTGCCACAGTTCAGCCCTCAAATTAAGATAAGTACCGCCCATTGCAGGACTCTCAGAGACGTTAATTCCACGGGCAGGAAGCTTTAATTCTCTTAGTCGGTCAACAACACCCGCTCCTAGTCCAATAGAGTCAACCAAAATCTCAGCAGGTCTGGTCTTATGGTCACAAGCCTCGTATTGGGCAACCACAGCACCAGTTAACTGCATCAAATCTAGGTTCCTCCAACGCTCTAGAGAAGAGGTTACATTGGACTGACGCTTACATAGAACTGACGAATCAGATCCAAAACGAGCAACGTCCAGTCCCCAAACAATAGGCGAATCCTCGTAAGCTCGGGTGTCTCGATGTTTGGCAGACTCAAGCAGCTCCATTGGGATAATAGTGTCATCATCACTCCTTGGGAATTCACCCAGAACACGGATTCGGAACGCATTACTTTCCTCGCCATAGCGAGATTTCATGTCCTCAACATACTCTTTACTGACCCTAGTAGAGTCAATACAAGACACCCTTCTTGTCCACCACTCGTCTTTTAATCTGTTATGTGTGTCAAAAAAGAAGCCAGAAGACCTCACAGGATTGCCTAGAAGAATGGTCAAAGCATTGTGACCAGACATAGAACCAGCAGCGGCCTCAAATACTGCCTCTGGGACTCCAGAAGCCTCATCTGCTACCAACATGACGTTATCAGAGTGAACGCCTTGTAGAGCTTCTGGTTGTTCCGCTCTAGATGTTCTGGCAGAAATAAATGCCTCTGTCGCACTTGCCTTTAGCTCAATCCTCTCTTGTTTGACATCAAGTAGGTCTTGGATAGGTTGTGGGAGTTCTTTCACCCATCTTTTTAGTTCGGCAAACAAAGCATCATAAAGTTGGGCAGAAGTAGGGGCTGTTACCACTACTTTGACGGGATACCTGGTCAACAAGAACCAAAGCATTGCCCAACTCGCTGTCGTTGACTTACCAACTCCGTGACCAGAACGAATTGAGATCTTTCGCTCACCAGTCGCCACAGCAGTCAAAAAGTCTTGTTGCCATTCATCAGGCTCAACTCCCAGAACCTCTTTGACAAACAGAACAGGGTTATTTCTGTATAGGGTAATAAACTGGATAAACGGGTTATTCGCCATTGTTTTCCAATGTTGTCACTTCTTGTACCTTACCCATGTGCTTCAAAGCTTGTAAGTGCAGATCACCCAAACTGATGTTTACTTGGGTTTTAGCAGTATCTCCATAGTTCTCAGGGTCTAACTTAGAGGCCATCCACTTCCTAGTGTCAACCTGCAACCTAGCTTTGTTGACTCCACTATTGGACGTCTCATCTGCTTCATCCGCAATCTCTAAAGCCTCTTCAGCCAGTTTCTCAGCCTTCAACTTCCTAGCCTTCAGCACCGCATCCCTACGCTCATCAGTATGGTTTATCCAGAAAGATAACATCGGCCTAGAACACTCTATGAACTCTGCCAGTCTACCAATGGTCATTCCTTGGCTAATGTGTGCTGTTACGAATTCTATACCACCAAGCTCCTCAATCTTCTTCTCTAACGCTCTCCTCATGGGAAATCCTGCCATGTATCTCTCCTTGATTTAATGGTTACAAAATCAAGTATATCATTTGGCTATCGAGTTTTTTTGTTTGGATTTTTTCTTGCATCTCTTGTTGCAAGATCTAGAAGAATCTGACGCTCTGTAGCTAATGTTGCATTTAAATGGGCTGGCGGCTTGTACGGATCGTAACTATTAACTGGATTTTTATTTGCAACATCACCCATAGCCCAAGCTGGCAACTCAAGAACTGAAGCCCTGTATCCTTGATTCTTATCAGTCCATTCAGGGTTTAACCTTTTGGATAATGAGCCTTCACGGAAAGCCTCAATACCTCTTTTTGACGGGTCATAACTAAGCTTCTTATATGCATCCAAATATTGCTGTTTGGCCTCAGGGTCAACAACATCCTTTTGGAGGTTTTGGCCTATCATTTCCTTTTGAGTTGCATGAGTCAATTCATGCACTAAAGTCGGAATAGCGCTTTCTGGAGCTAATCTTCTTCCTAAAAATGCATCTGTTAAATTTACTTTGCCAGTTACTGGAATATTACTATTGCTAAAAATACCCTGTTGCACAAACTGACCAGCGGAACTATCAGGCATATAACCAAATGAAATTGGCGGCATTGCATTTCTAGACTGCAAATACTCAGCCAAAGCAGCGTACTCTGGCCTCTCAGATGCCAATTGCATCAAGTACTGAACAGGATTCTTACTCTCAGCCAAACTACTTGGTTGAGCCTCCCCTTGGCCTGTGAAGTAACTTAATAAACCCTTTTCAGCCATAAATACTCCAAAAAATTTTTTTGACTATGCCACATTATCTCAAATATATGTAGGGGGGTCTATCTTTGAATGCTATGTTGATATGTGTTTATGTCCCCTGCCACAGCGCCCCCTCACTTTATCGATAGGGGGGGTAAACCCTACCCTTACGTACTAACCCTTAAGGGTAAACCCTACCCTAATAGGGTAAACCCTCATGTATAGATATACAGCATAGGGTAAACCCTTAGATCAGCAGATAGTTATGATTTATAACTATGTCTCACTTGCGCAAAGAGTATTGTTGTATCGGTCTCTGAAAGGTTTCTTTAGATGTTCTCTCTATGCTTTGAGATTGTCTATCCTCTATCCCTTCCCTCTATCCTTCCCCTCTATAACTTCCCTTCTATCCCTTACATGAAGAGAAGCCCTTGTGATGGGTTATCCCTTTCTTTCTTTTTTCTACTGTAGCTACAATTTCAAACGTTTATTAGGGTTTGTCCCTATGTTTTTTTTGTTTTTCTTTGCTACTATAAATGCACGTCAATAAGACGTATCAACTTAATAGGTGTAAACAATGCAAGACTTTAAAGAGAATTTACTTGATCTTCTAACCGCTATCGGTCTAGGTCTAGCCCTATGCATTGGGCTACTGGCTTATTTTGACGTTTTGGTTAAATAAGGGGAACAACATGGGCTGGACTTCATTTCTAGACAATCCTGGCTTAAAGGCTGCAGATATCCTCACCCGTGAATTGACGGGTTCAAACGATAGTGGATCAACATGGGAATTTATAGACAAGGCCACTAAAGGAAACGTTTTCTATGCGGTTTGCAAATTCACTACACCTGGCAACAATCCCGTTTTTTATGGTGTTGTTGTTCAATTCTCCCGCTCTAAGGGTGAATTCGGTTACAAGGAATTGACCGAAAATTGTGGGCCTTATTCCGCTAATGCTCCCGTTCGAATGATAGATCTGCTGGACAAGCTATCCCCAATTGATCCGCTAGACGCTAGACAATCGGCACAATGGGCGCTCAAATGGCGTCAAAAATGCAGAGAGAATGCAAAGCGCAAACCTAAAGTTAAAGTAAAACAAGGGGATATTGTGAAATTTTCCCCTCATGGGCGGGAATTTGAGCTAATTTCACCCGCTGGACCTAGACGGGGCTGGTACGTAAAGGTTTTAGGCGCTAATGGATCAACTTATCGGGCCAGCGCATACCATGTTAACCGCTGCATTGTTTTGGATCCATTGACGTTTAGCGGGGTTTCTCATGCTTAAAAAAATGCGCTCCCGTTTTCGTTCTAGGTGTTCACAATCTCAAGCGGTTATCAATGTAGGAGACTGGATCCTTTACGATACCCTTACAAAAAAAGCCATTCTAGAACCCGATAGCGACACAATCACTTTTTTCGGTGAACAAGGCCCGTCAACCTTTTATAGGAACAAACGGGGAAAATGCATAGACGCCCCGTGCTGCGGGTGTTGCACAATCTGATTTTTTCTTTTTTTAATAGGTGTAAATATGAAAATTATTCCAATTATCCCAATGACTAAAAGCCAGGCCGCTATCGTTTGCGGTTCTCTTACGTCAACGTCAAAAATGCCTTGCAAATCCTACAGTTTACCGACCGAAGCTTGCAAAACGGGTTACAAAATGTCAAAAATTGAGGGTTCAATTTGTTCCTCATGTTATGCCGACAAGGGTTTTTATAAGGTTTATGAAAACAACATAAAACCCGCTCAATTTTCCCGCTTAGATAGTATCAACGGGGAATTTTGGGTGTCGGGCATGGTTGCCCATATTGGGAATGATCCATTTTTTCGCTGGCACGATAGCGGAGACCTACAAAACCTAGAACACCTAGAAAAAATTGTCGCTGTATGCGCTGCTACACCTAATACCCGCCATTGGTTACCGACAAGGGAATACGGGACAATTAAGGAATTTATTGCAAAGCATGGAAAAAATGCTATTCCAAAAAATTTGATTGTGAGATTGTCGGCAATGTATCCCGATAAGCCCGTCATTATTCCTTCAAGCCTTCAAAACGTGCCAGGAATTACAGCTTCAAACGTGCATACAAAAACACCCAGCGGAACCCCTTGCAAAGCTCCAGAACAAAACGGAGCTTGTCTAGACTGTAGAGAATGCTGGAGCGATAGTGTTATCTCCTATGAATTACATTGAAAGGCAAAAAATGACTAAAAAACCAAAACAACACCCAAAAATTGTCAATGAATGGATGATCTATGAGGGTTTGAACGATATCAATTCCGTTTTTGGCGCTCTATCAGCATTTGAAGCCTATATGAAAAGTTCAGAATTTAATAAATATCACGGGGAAATGGCGCTTCACAGCATTAGAGCGACTTTATGCGCTGGCACTCAAATGATTGAGGAATGGATTGAAATTGAAGAGGATCAAAAAGCATGAAAACGGGGAATATCGGGATTATCACAAGCGAAGATCAAACCCTCATGGAAATTGATTTTGTAAGCTGCGGAATGATTTTTTGTCATTC